ATAACGGCATCTGCTGGAATATCGATCTGGTTCACGAGCGACACGAACCCCAACCGAAACTTGATCGCGCAGATGGCATCCATGTTCGCCCGCACCACAGCAATAGCGCGAAGGACGTGGCCAGATCGTGGAATCGGCATCACCGTCAACGTCACCGGATCGAACGTGTCGAGGGTATTGGCGTACATGTAGACTTCGGAGAGATCGAGTTGTTCATTGACAGACATGACTACTGCCTCACTGTGATGATGAAAGAGTAGACAGAGTCGGCTGTAGTCTCCCCGTCACCGATGATTTCCAAAACGCAGCCGTCAGTGATCACGTCACCGTGCTCTGCTTCCAGTGCAACTAAATTCCCGCCAGCAGAGGGCCGATCGATCTCCACCACATGGCTGTCACCCGTCACATCAGCGGCCAACAGCGTGATCGCCGCAGTCGCTCCGTCCGACTTCAGCAGCACACCATCCAGCTCGAAGGTGATGTCAGTGGCAAGATTGAGTGCAATGTCAGTAGCCTGCGCAACGATTCTAGTGATGTATCCAGACTGCGGAATCGGAACCCAGACAAGCGTCTCCGCAATCTGTGTCACCGTCACCTGCGCAACGCTCAGATGGTATTCCGCGAGATCCGGTTTGATCGCAAGTGCCATGAGCCACCTCAGAAGCCGCCGCAGCCATTTACACAACTGCGGCGGCTTCCAGTTTCTACGCGACTGTGAGGTCTGCGACGATGCCCGAGGCGTGCGGGTTGCTGGCGCGGAGCGTGTACTCCACCAGCAACATGCGCTTCTCGGAGTCACCGGTCTTCGCCAACGGGAACTGGCGGAACCCTCGCAGGTAATCCACCGACCACATGTTCGGCGTGATCACCAGCACCGAGCGTTCTCGACTGAACCGGTTCGGAACGATGCGGCACTCGCCGAAGTCCGACACGTACACGTCGATCGCAGTGACCAGCCGCATGTCCTCTGAGCGGTCGAACCGGGTCGTGTTACCACTGAACGCCGATGCGGCCTGCTTGTTGAACGATCCGGTCATGACCACGGTGGGGTCTCCACCCTGATCCCAGCACTGCTTGATCACGTCTTTCAGGTCGGCTTCCGCGAACGCGCGCTGCGTTCCGTGCACCACTGCAGCCGTGGGCTCGAAGCCATCCGTGCTGGCTGGGGCGGTGGCATCGGCCGCGTAGTTCGCGGGCTGATGGCTGCCAGTCCAAGCTGCTGAAAGACCGTCGGTCATCCAGGTCTCGTACGGCGTCAGCTTCCGCGTCGGAGCGGTGGTGGTGCCTGCCAAGAACAGCTGCGGAACCGCCGCGGCCGTGGCGCGCCCAGCAATCAGGATCGTCTCCATGTCCCGTTTCAGCTCTTTGGCCCTCTTCGCGAGTTGGAATGCCAGCTCGCTCTTGCGACCTGCCTTGTCCACCGTCTCCGAAGTGCCCGTGATCAGCACGGTCTTGTTGCTGATCTGGCTCCGGTTCTGGATGCGCGTGGTCTGTGCGACTTCCGCGAACGTGGCCTCGTCACCTTCATCGTTGAAGTTGGCGACATCGACGTCCAGCAGATCGTCCACACTCCACTCGTGCGTGGTGTTGGTCGCCGTACCGCGTCCGATCATCATCATGAACGGTGTTTCGGTCGGCGAGATGTTGTAGATGATGTCCGACAGGTCTTCGCGCATCGCACCTGCGGTTCCGAGATCGTACGTGTCTACGGCGTTCGCAATGAGTGCCATTAGTCTATCAGTGCCTCCATCAGCGCAGCCGCGTCCATATCGGACCCTGTTCGTTTCAGGTTCGACACGCGCGCGTTGTGCTGTTTCTGAGCGGCATTCCGGTCATCCCCACGTCGTGCGCTCGACTTGAGCGAACCGCGTGTGGATGGAAGTCGCTTCAGCTTCTCGATCTTCTTGGGGGCCTGCTTTTGTAGCTGGTGGAACTTTGCTGCCTGATACGCCACCAGGAGGAACCGGTGGTCTACCAACCCATTGATCTCTTCCTGGTTGAACCCGGATTCGACCAAAAAATTCTGCACTTCTGTCATCGCACCGGCTGCTGTCTCTTGCTTCTTCCAGTCGGGCATCTTGCGATGAAGGACTTCCATCTCGCGCTGGCGCTGGCCAGCCGAGGCGGTCTGTACGCCGGTGTCTCGCTGGTTTTCCATGCGTTTGAGCGCATCCACCGCTGCGGCAATCTTGCCGTGCGCGTCCTGCTGCTTCTGCTTCATGATCAGGTACGCAGTGGGATCTTCCTGCTCTAACGCCTGCCAATTCACGTTGCCGAATTCGGCCTGGATGATGTCGATGGCGACCTTCGTATGCGCCGCCAGCTGCGTCGCCTGCTCAGACCCCTGGGCCTGCAGCTGCTGGTCCATCGCCACCAGGCGCTCTTCGGCAGCCTGGATCTGGTGCCAGCGGTCGGCCGCTTCGGGCGCAATGCGGAACGATTCCAGCGCAGAGGCCAGCGTGACGGTCCCGTTGGGGCCTTCGACTTCGAGGTGGTTGAGAAAGTCTTCCTCGGGCATCTCGAACTCGCGGGCCAGATCGGCCAGCGTGTTGATGCCACGGTCCTCGCCTTCGGGCTCTGCTTCTGGCGCTTCTGGATCAACTTCGTCAGCCGCTTCGGCCGCAATCGGCTCTTCGGGCTCTTCGCCAGCCTCGTCAGGCGCCGCAGCGAGCGGCTCCTCGGACTCTTCGGGCGGAATCTCTTTTTCAGACCGTGGGGTTTGGGTAGACGGGTCTACCGGAGCTTCTTGCGTGTCCACTTCCAGAAAGGACTGCAACCGTCCATGAATGTCTTCGGTCTCAATGCTGCCCGCTTGGGGCGGTGTCGGCGCTGCCATCCCAGCCTGCTATTCGTCGCTCCTGGGCTTCTATATCCTGCCGATCGGATTCACTTTTCGCCGCCATCTTCCCTGTCTCGATGATGTGTGTCAACTGCCTTCTGAATTCCTTGCACGCCGCCAGCATGCGATACGCCTCTTCGCGTACATCACCCTGTGACAAAGCTGAATTCATCCAAGCCGATGTGAACTTGTTCTCTATGGTGTCCAAGCATTCCTGAAGTAATTCATTATCCAGCAAATTTTTTGCTTGCCGACCCCGCACCATCTCCAGTTCGGAATCAACCATCGTCGTTGTCGTCGTTGATGCGCGCGACAGCCGTGGTGGCATCGGCCTGAATCTTCGAGATCCGCTCTTGCATGGCTAGCCGCTCGCGTTCGAGTTCCGCCTTCTGTGCCAGTTCCTTCTGGCGGAAGTTGTCCATCACCTTGTCGTTCATCAGCTTGACCTTCAGCTCCTCGGCGCCCAGCAGAACTTCCTGCCTGTTGTCGCGCTCGCGTCGCTTCGACTCTTCCTCGCGTTGGCGACTCTTCAGCTGCTCGGCCTGCAGGTCCGGGTCGGGCGGCGGCTCCGCGGGCTTGTCGTTCGGGTCAGTGAAGTACATCTCCGCGTTGCGCAGCCCCATCGCTTCCATCAGCTTCACAGCGGCGTTGTAGCTGTTCTGCTGGGTCACGGTATCCAGGCCGCGGGTGGCCATTTCGCCCTGCAACTGCAGTACCTGCATCAAGAAGCCAATTCGCTCCTGCGACTGGCCGACGCCCAGACCCACCTGCACCTCGCAGTCCATCTCGGCATTCCAGGTCGACGGATCGATCTCCACCCACTTGCCGCGCATGCGGATCACGCGCTGCTGGACCGGGTTCGCGATCATCAGCTTCAGCTGCTTGCGGAACAGATCGCGTACGCCCTCGGCGAAGATGCGCGCGATCAGCTCGATCCGCGCGTACGACGCGCTCATCATCTGGGACACGCCGGTTGCGGTGGTGTTGGCGAAGGACGACGCATCCAGGCCCTGGTTGTGCTGCCCAGCTCCGGTACGCATCGTTCGCACGCCTTCGAGGAATTCCATCATGTGGAACGAAACCTGGTTGAAGGGCTGGGTCGGCAGTGGGTTGACCATGCCGGGGGCCGTGACACGCACGATACCACCCGGTCGCGACGTCAACAGATCGTCAATCTCCACTGCGCCGTCAACGACCTCGAACCGGCCATTGTTCACCAGGTACATGTTGTCGAGCATTTGCCTAAGCAGAGTCGAGCGAATCACCTGAAGGTCAGAAACCTGGTCGGCAATCGACAGGCCGAAGAACTTGTGCGGCATCGGGATCGGTGTGATCGACGTGAACGGCTGGTTGTTGATTTCGATGTCTTCGAGGATGGTGATCGACTGCTCGCCCACCACGGTGATCTTGCGCAACTCGGCATAACCATCGCCATCTTCATCGAGTCGCACGTAGCACTCGGTGGTCCAGATTTCGCGCGATGCCGGGTCGGCACGCTCGGCGGTGGTGACGGGGAACGATTCGTCTTCGGTGAGCCGCTCGATGCGGCCTTCGGTGTACTCGGGCGTGTCGTCACTCGGTAGTGTCGTCACGATGTCGCGATCGAAGCCCAGTGCGATCAGGTCCGACACGGTCACCTTCTTGCGGTGCGCGGTGAACGCGGTGGCGTCGTTCAGCTCGATCGTGCGCCGTGCGATCAGGAACTCTTCCGGTGGCACGAGATCGATCTTGATCTGGCCCACAGGAACTCGCTGGCGGATGCGGATGTCGTAGGTGCCATCTTCTCGCTGGTCGAACGCAATCGGCTCCTTGGTGTTGTCCTGCAGCAGCAGCTGCACACCCGAGCCGGTCAGCCCCCGGTAGGTCTCCACCTTCGGCTCCAGGCGCTCTTCGTAGTACGTCTTCACGATGCCGTTCTTCTCCAAGAGCGCATCCTTGAACCAGTCGTGCAGTACCTGGAAGCCACGGTTCTCGTTCATGAAGGTCTGGTTGATGTACTCCGTGGCCTGCTCACAGCCCTCTACATCATCGGGGCCGCGCGGCAGGAAGCGGGCGATGTACTGACCACCCGTGAACATCCGCATCAGTGATGGAAGAATCCACTCGATCGTGTCGGCGACGTCGGTCAGGATCACTTTCGACCGGCCATCGACCTCGTTGCCGAATTCGCGGCCATAGTAGAAGCGCAGCGCGCGGATGCGCTCTTCGTTGACCTGGGACCCGAGGCCACCGAGTGCATCTTCGATCTCGTGTGACAGGATCGATTTGACCTGCATCTCATCGAGCGGCTCATCTTCC